GGCAATACTGGGATGCCTGCAAGTGCGACCAGTTACCGCTAGGCGTCGATTACGCCGTGTTTGACTTCGCGGTGAACGCTGGCGTCAGCAGGGCGTCCAAAACCATGCAGGCGGCGCTAGGAACAGCCGCAGACGGCATTGTCGGGCCGGCCACTCTTGGCGTGGCGGTCAACGCCGATCCTGACCATTTTCTAGAAAAATTCAGCGCCGCTAAAGAACAGTTCTACCGCAACCTGCCGACCTTTGAGCATTTTGGAAAGGGCTGGTTGCGCCGGGTCTCTGAAGTCAAACAAACCGCCGAAGGAATGATCGCATGAAAACCCTATTGATTTTTGCATTGCTGGCCGGTTCCGCGCAGGCTATGGACCTGGCTATCTGTAACGGCCAGTTTGCCCTGTGCGCGGCGTCCAGCACAACGCCGACCGGCAAGACGATCGTAGTCAACGGCAAAAAGTTTGCCGAGGGCGTGGCGGTTTGTCCAATCCTGACCGGCAAAGGCATTGCCGATCTGTCGCTGATGAACGGCTCCTGCAAGGCCGCGCCAGGCAAAGTCTGGTCGCTGTTCTCGACCGTTACCAGCTATCCCCAAGCTCCCACTTGGGCGGTCACCGCAATGACGGTAACCAAATTTGTAACTACAAAGGAATCTGGCATGTCGAATATGTGGTCGTTCAGTTGCGAGATCCAGGCTAAACCGGTTAACGGCGTGAAGCTGGCCTCCTGCTACGGCCCGATCAACGAAAGCCCGTGGAACGGCGACCATGTGCCTGTCGGCACAGAATCCTTCTCCGCTGCGCCGGCGGGTGCGCTTAATCCCGTGGGCGGCAATTTTCCCCTGCATTAAACTGCTCGTAAAACCGGCGCCGGCTCTTGACGTAGACGTTCCAATCCCCGCCGATTGATTTAACGTATAAGCGCCAAGCAATACCCAAGTCGATCAAGTCCTCGTTCCAATCCTCGCGCATTTGGTTTTCTTTCTTTTCCATGTGAAAGTAACCAAAAATCAACGCGACGATTATGCAGAATTCCAGTGTTGAAAAAGCTAGTAAAGGTGTCAGGTTCATTTCCCGCACTCCTTCAACAATATCCCGCGCTCACCCGCGCACACAAAGCACGACATCATGGCTGGGTGCTCCATTTGTATTATCCCAGTGCCTACCTCGCCTGTCCCGCCGCAACAGGCGCATTTTGACAACAGCGATCTCAACGCACATGCAAGCAGGTTGCTCCGCGCCAACTCCGCGTTACGCTCATCCATCATCACAAGCATTTCATCCGTCAAGACGCGGAATTGTTCCTTCTGCTCCGCGAGTTCTGCTGCTGTAGAAAATTGATCTACGTTACACAGACGCAACTGTTCCTTCTGCGCCGCTAGGTCGTTCTCTGCTTTGACTGCACGTATGCAACCGTGCCCCATTTCTTTCGCGTCTGTGCAAGGCTCATTCTGTTCCGCAAGTTCGCGTTCAAGAATACAAGCGTGAGCCATCATTCTCCCAAAACGATTAATAGGCTTGTTCCACTCCACATCGCCTGATTCGTGAGCAACAAAGTTTGTTCTCGGCGTCTTACTTACTTTATCCATAGCGCCAACACTCCTCCAAGACCTACGACAATTAAACTACCCACTAGCATTCCATCCCTGAAGCCCTCCGCATAAGCCCGTTTGCGGTGCCTATCCACGATGCCCCAGTCCATCAGCTTCTCCTCACAAAGACTATCCCATAGGCTCATTTGTTCTTCTCCCGATTGCACCACTCATGGACTAGCTGCTTGTGCGTTGCACTGGGCTGCATCCTGCCCTTGTCGCACATGCCATTGACCCAACCATGGTAGTAGGCAGTATCCATTTCGACAGATGGCTCGTGACCATCACCGTTTAAACCAGCAAAATATCCAGAGATCAAGTCACGACTGTCTAGATTGTCTAAAGTGGTTAAATTGTCGATTGGCTTTCGCTCGTTCATCAGTCCACCTCCTTATGCAACTTCAACAGATTAATATTCCGCATCTCACCCACCGGCAGCAGCGCCTTTGCGTTCGGGTAATACAAGTCAAACAACCTGATAGACGCTGAATACATCCTGATGTTGCCAGTTCCCCATCCTTCTTTAACTGCGTTTACATCCACGCCCAGATCGTGCAACTCTTTAACGGCCTCTTTGTAACCGTTGCTTCTGAGTGCGCGGCTCATTTCTCCACCTTCATCGCCCGAATCGCGGCGGCGCAATGATCTGCCGCTTCTTGTTGTTCGCATACCTTCGCCGCCTGTTCCAACGCATCATCCCTAGCCTTGTCGCGCTGCGCTTGTGCGGCGGCGAGTTCGCGTTCAAGCAAGCGTCCTTCCAAACGATATTTTTCTGCCAACTCTATAGCGAACTCTTCCCCTTGTTTCCCCGTTGCGTATACCCTACCTGCTGCGGCATCCATCCTCGGCGTATCGCCCGCCGGCTCAGTTATGGTCGTCGGCGCAAAGTCTGGCAGTACGTTCCACCCACCCGCAGTCGTATAGTCCAGCAGGACAGTGGTATCAGATTCATCTTTCATTTCATCTCCTCCCGATATTGCTGCATCGTCGCGGCTACGTTGGTATTCCCTGAATTTGTCGGCACCCACTTGCAACGGTCGAGCAAGTATTTATTCCGTGAGCGCAGGTAGGCTATTGCAAGTGCTAGATGGGTTTTTAGGTAGTCGTTCATGTCCGGTTCTCCATGTATTTGTTGTAAGCCAGCGCCAGTTCTAGATCCGCGGCTTTCCACGCTTTTGCAGCAGCCCCGGTGCGCGTGTCTAGGTATCTGGCGCGGGCGTTCATAAACTTTACGAGAACAACGCGAAACTCTGCTTGTGTCATTATTGCCCCCTGTTCCATTTTTTTATTGCCAATTCCACCGACTGGGCGCCGTCCTGGTGCGGCCCGATCGTCAGGCATTCCGGGCAGCAAATCGCAATGATGCCGATCTCGATCTCGTCAACCTCAACATCGTCGTGCCCGCAAAACGGGCAAGCGTTTATTACCGTCTTGCGCTCCTCTGCGCGGTTGGCCAGGTAATCCTCGCGCTCGGTATATTCGCGGTCAAGCTGGGTAAATGCGTTGCTGCTCATTTTGCGGCTCCTTTTTTAGCGGGTTTGGGCTTGTCGGCTTTTTCCCACGGCAGATCGTCGACCAAATCTTTGAAATGATCAACCGGCTGAATGTCACAGTCAAACTCTGTTTTGATGGCAGTCAGCCCGGCGTCACCCAGCATGGTTTTGTCTTCCAGGTTGGTAATGTCCTGCGAGGTATAAACAGGCTGCTGGAATTCGGCGCCGGTCAGCTTGTGTTTATATGTCAGCAGGTTATTGGCGCTGGCGTCCATCAGCTCCGCAAACCGTCCGAGCAAGGTCGGTATGTGGCGGTGCTCTCCGCAGCCGGCACGCTGGGCGGCTACGTCCATATCAGGGCGACCCTGCGCGCACGACCAACGACCATCTGCGTCTGTTTCCGGCGTGCTGTGGGCGCATGTCCGGCAGCTCACGGCCGGCGCTTCGGTTTCGTAGCACTGATCCTTGAACCGGCAGAATTTGCAGGTAAAACCAGCTGCGCTGTCGGCAATCGTGACCGCGGGCTCAGGGCTTGTGATGATGCGCTCGGCACGTTGCAGCGCCCGGTCAAAGGCGTCCTGGTCAAACTCAATGCGCTCGGCGTGGATCTCGTCGGTGTCCTTGTTGACCATCAGATACATGGCTCTAGTCAGACCAGCCCAGCCCATATACACTTGCATCTGCGTGTAGTGTTGCGGCTTGGCCTCCTTTACGCCTTTTTTTGTCATGGCTGCAAACGACTTGGCGTTCGCGGTCTTGAATTCGAGCAAATGTGGCGTTTTGGGCGCTTCCAGCAAGCCGAGGCCAACACCGTCAAGACTGCCGGCAAAGTGGCCGCCAACGGCCTTGTAGCGCCACTGGTTGCCGTCTGCGTCTTTATCCCATACCTCTACACCAATATTCCGCAGATCCGCGATTAGGCGCGGTTCTTGGTGGTTGCCTGAGTCAAACAGGCGCAGCATACGGCCATCAAAGTCGGCCGGCCTTGCCCAGCGGAAACTAAGCCACAGGTAGCGGTCGCATTCGTGGCCGATCTCGCTGGCGCCGAGGTGGGCCCGGCCCTGCCGGTCTGCGGTCTTTTCGTAGTGCTCAAATATTGCTTTTCTGGTGCTGGTTTGCGGTTCTGGAATCGTTGCCATACATCCTCCGATGCTTTGCGGGAAAAACGGGAAAAACGGGAATCCCGCGGGAAACGCGGGAATCCCGCGGTTGTTACTTCTTAGCCCACGGCGCCGAAGATGGCACCTTACCGCTTGCAAAGCCTGCCGGTGCTGCCGGTTTCGCCTTTGAAGCCGGCGCCCCATCGCACTTGCTGTAACCTTTGATCCGGTTGGTCATCTGGCCGCTTTGCGGGTTCATCTCCTGGCCAACATCGACCGTCAGCGGCTTGTTGTGCAGTTCGCCAGAATCCCACTCGTCACCGCAGAACACATCCACGCAATGGCAGATCGCCGAGAGTTCGCGCTGCGCGATGCTGACCGCGGTAGCGTTCGGGTTGATGAGATTCAAACGCGTCCAGAGTTTCCGGCCGACGTGCTTGCTGTCGCCGATGACCTCCATTGTCAACTGCAAATACTCGCCGGTGCCGGCTTTCGTGTCTTTCATTTCGCTGTCGGTAATGATCACTTCATACCGGCCGGCAGGAAGTGCGTCAAAAGATTGCTGCGGCTCAACGTTTGCTGCGTTGAAATTGATTGTGGCCATGTTATTTTCCTTTAGGTTGTTTGGGTTCTGCGGTGGTCATCATTGCGTCTGCCAGTGCTGACCAGTCCAATGGCAGTGATTCCGGTAGTGAATAGCGG